ATTTTATCACTGTTACTTAATTCTAAACTATAACCACCAACTAAATTGCTTTTATCTCCACTTTTTTCTGTAAATCTAACTTTATTTATTTTTTTCATACTTTTGAAATTTATAAATTCACCGGGTTTTGGTGTAGATCTTTTTAGATAATCAATATATTCATCAACATTTTTAAAAGTTTTATCTGGCTGATCAGTAGGTGTAAAAGGTAACTCATCAATTATTCTTAAACCTTCGTCTGGTGTAAGCACATTTTTATTAATTAACTCTCCAACACGTCCATAAACGTAATCCTGTGCCTGTGCACTGGTAAAGTTTTTTTCTGCTCTAACTTGAGCAACTATACCTTCTGCACCATAGAAGTTAGATTTAGACTTTAATACACTATCAGTAATTCTTTCATCTATAACTCTTTCTCTTTCAGTTTTTTGAGTTTCTTCTAACGTGTAGACAAATCTTTTTTGTGCTGTTTCTAACTGTTTATTATATGTTGGGTAAACCTTGTCAAATAATTTACGTTCTAAACGAGGATCGTTACCATCACCCCCTGATGCAATCCAGTTAAAAACTACGGTTCTATAAACAGAACTTAAAGTTCTACGTCTGTAATCATCTACCCACTCATCTTGTGAAGTTGCATTGTTTGCACCAATTTTATCTAAATAATCATTTATAACTAAAGGTCTACCAGCAGCATTATAGAAAGCCATATGCTCATCATGTTTACCGTCTAGTACCTCGTCAGGAATAAAACCTATTTGTAAACCTAGTTTTTCTGCAAGTTCTAGCTGAGTATCACGATCTATTTCGCCTAAAGCTTTTGCTTCTTGATAAGCGGTGCTGTCTTTTAATCCTTCAATAACTGTAGTTGCTTGTTTTTGAAAGTCCAACCTCTCAGGTTTAAGCATTTTTCTAGTCAAGCCGTCAGCTTCTTTTGCTAACATCTGTTTTCGGATGTCCCCTACAGTGCCTGCAATATTTGAAAGAGCAGCTAGCCGCTTATCCATTTTACCGGCGGCTAGTTCCTCTAGTTCTATCATTTGTGCAAAGAACTCCTTAGTGTCCTTTATTCGTTCCTTACTGTCTTCATTGACAGGTTCAGTCATGTCTGGAGATGTCTGTAAGTAATTAGTTTTACTTATGTCAGGGACTGCATCTCGTGGCGTACCTACGACGTTCTGAAATGATGAGCTCATGGTGTTTTAAATCCTCCGTATATACTTGCTACAGAACTTAATAACTGTAAGCCACCTGTAAAGTAATCTGTTGGAGGTAACATAACTGGAGCACCAAATGCTGGAGGAATACCTAGCTTTTGTCTAGCTTGAGCATTAGCAGCTTGGAACTTACGTCTTGCACCTTCTTGAGCGTACGCTATGTTCCGACCAAACATGTTACGTGTTATACCTTCAATCTCTGATTGACTTCTTAGTAAACCTTGGTATTGTTTCTTACCAAATGTTTTACTTCTACCACCCTCGTCTATTTTCTTTTTACCAAAGTAATTTGCAACGAGTTTCTGGTTTCTTAAACGACCCTTACCTTGAGTATAAATAGCTCTTACGTAAGCATCACTGAGGTCACGACTGTACCCCATTACATTTCTGTTCTGAGCTCTTGCTAAACTTGTTTCTTTGTTAAAGAACTGTAAGCTCTTTTGTTGGAAGTTAGCATGCTTCTCTTTGTTTCTTTGTCTGGCTGCTCTTCTAGCACCAGCGTTAGCGTCTATGCACACGGCAAAATTCAATAAATGTTACATTGTTTGGCCCGTGTTTCAACTTACGTAAAAACTTAAAGCCAAGAAACTTTAGCAGTTTTAAATGTGCTTTGTTTCGACTGTCAACTATATTCCAAAGTAAAGGTTCCGTACGGCTATCGACGAACCGTTTTGCCTGTCTTGTGAATAGAATCGGTTGGTTATGGATTTCATTGGTGCAAAGCATCCAAATATCGCCCTTCTTTCCTACGCCTGCCATACCAGCAGCCTTGCCGCTAGGAGCCGTAAAATAGACTGTAGAGGGATCTGCGGACATGGCTGCTAGATACAGTAGTGGATCTATTCCATGCCCCTCTGAGATCTCTCTGAAGTCGTCTGAGCGTAAATTACAGGCCACCTCTAGGGCAGCCTTCAAAGTTATAGGGTGAATGTATTTACTTAAAGCTTTCATATATCGGTTCTAATTTTTTTATTGTATCTGCCATCCAAGGTTCCCATGGTACTTGTTTCATGCCTTTCTGGAAATACCTTTCGTACCATCTGTTGGTTTTCATTCTCCAATAGAGGTATCCAAGTTCTTGTTCTGTTAGTTCTACTTTATACACGGCGGTAATATTTGGGTGAGTAATCCCCTTCCCATGACATTGATCTTAATGTAGCTGGGGCAGGGTGGGATGATTTGAGTGTTATCTCAACGTTTGTGTTCTTTTCATATACAGGTATAGTCTTGATAAACTCTTCCAAGTATGGTGCATCAGATGCGTCGTACTCGTCAAGTTCTGTAGACTCGTATACTTCTGTGTAGTCTGTTTTACCTACACGTTCAAGTGTGGTTTCGTATAGACCTACCTTACCGAAGTGAAACTTAACTCTATGTACTACTAAGGATGAGTTTACATCTGCTGTAGCTCGTGAACCTTCTATTTTAGTAGGGTAAAGAGTAGGGATCTTAACTTGGTACGGGTAGATATAACCTATTGTAAGTGTTGCACTAGACCAGTTACCGGGTACAGTGAAGTTTGTACCACTGACTGTAGGTTTAGCATAACGACCAACTCGTGCGGAGCTGGTATCTGTATCTATTACAACTAGCTCGTGGTTAGGAGTTGTGACTGAGCTTAACCAACTGACACTAGAAAAGGTAGTTAGGTTTGTAGCTGCACTATAACTGCCACCACTTACTGTAGTATGGTTATCTACATGTAATAAAAAGTCAACTGTATCTTGCACAATAGATGGGTCTGAGTCTGCTTGTACTAGCTTAATACTTTGTAAATAGTAATCACTATCTAAAAAGAAATACTCATCATTAATAATAAAATGATAAGTTAATGGGTTGTTTAGTTTCCATTTAAACCATGCAGCCTGTGCTCGTTTGTCTGCTGTCTGAAAATATTTATAACCAAACACCTCGTCTGTTCCTGTCTTACCTATTAACACAATAGAGTTTTCTCTAGAGTTAGTTATTAAGTCTATATCTTTAGGTAGTAATGTAGGAACAACCTTAGTAACCTCTATAATATTAGGCTCTCCTTCTCGTGCTGAGTTAGCCATCTCGTTAAATCTACTAAACTTACCAGAGTTATCTATGTAAGCTACTGTAGTTCCGAGCGAGATCGGACCCATATTTTCGTTATAGTTAAATGTAGATATGCTTCTCAGTTTAGCTGTGTCAGGGTTAAATACTGTATCATCTGATGCTAACAAAAACTGTTGGTTTGTACTAAACACAAGTAAACCAGCATTGATTTCTATACCATCAAATAGATCAGATGGAAACATAGACGCAGCTGATATATCTACAGGGTCAGCAACTGATACTGTCAGAGCTGTTTCTATAAAGAAGTTAGGTTCTCCTAACGTACCCGGTCTAGATGTAACAACATTCTCGCCTGCTAATAATGCCAGCCTGTTACGAAAGAATAGTACTTTGTTTATACGTTTGCCTACAAATGATGGCATAGGGTTTGTAAATGTATCACCTACGTCTCTTAAACCATATGTAAACTGTTTTACAGTAAATGTAGTTGTGCCTGTACGCTGTATAACTAAAGGCATATTAGTTAGCGTTGTAGTTATTCCCGGCAAAGCACACTCTGTCCAAGATCCGCTACCATCCTTATCGTTTTGACCTTCAAACTTAAGGTAGTAATCGTCTTCTTCAGCTCGTAATGCGTTAGCTACTCTAACTATATACCCATGTTTACATTGGTTTGGTAAGTTTTGTACATCATTGACTGAGCTCTGCATGACTCTCATTAAATCATTTTCTACAATGTTAACTGTAAAAGAACTGGAGCTGGAAAAGTATATACCGTTACCTATTTGTTTACCATTGACACCGCTAGGTAGCTCTGCTATAATACCACCAATAATTGTGTCAGCAGTTACAGCTGTTTGTGCATCAAAAGGTGTGGGTTCTGGACGTATAAGACCATCCCCATTACTACTTATTGTAGCGTTTACCTGAGTAGATTCTATTTCTTCTACACGTATAGTATAGGTTGCATCTGTTGTTTGAGCAGCGGCTTTTGTAGTACCACCTCCACCTTTAGCAGAGTCTAGAGTTACCGTAACTGTATCACCTACAGCCCAACCTTCACCACCATGCAGTAAGACTACCTCTCTTTGGTAGCTACATTGGTAGTTATCTCCGTCTGGTCCGTCAGAACTAGCATTGTAGTTAGGGCTAACACCTTGCTGACCTAAAGCATTAATTCTAAATATTAAGTTTTTCTTTGATCCATCGTCCACACTAAATACTTGTGTACCAATTCCGGGGCACGAACCTGACCCATCGCCTTCAAATAAAGTATCATCTGATATTTTAATACGTGTAGCACGAGTAAGAGTTGTGACGTCAGCAGTTCTAAATACATCGACACCATATTGTCTTCCGTTTTCTGTTCGTAATAATTCCAGCATTGCAAAGTGTGCATCTGGTCTTGCTGTTGTTGTACCAGTCTCACCTACTAATGTATTAGAGTTCGTAGTATCACGATTACTAACAAATGTAGTATCGTTGATAGTTAAAAACTGTAGGTTTTCTGGTGTACTTGTAGCTAGATAGTTCTGTATAGCAGTCTGTCCGCCTGTGCCGTAAGCTGTAGTCATCTGTGTACCGTCACTACAACGCCATACTCTGACCTGACCATCAGCTGCTACCTGTCCTATATATGATCCCTCTGTCTCATCACGAAAGTAGTGAAACCAAGATCCACCACTCTGTACATTAGCTAGTGGACTGGTTCCTATTCTTTTAGCACCCGGTCTTTTGAACAGTCCTCTAGTAACGTCTGGTATAGCGTTTACTATTTCTGTTACTTGGCCGGGGAACTTTAGGTTGTCAGGCTGTTCTGACATACCTAGTGAGAACTGAGGGATAGTTTGTGTTACGCTTGCCATTATCGTCTAAGGTTTCTCCAAGGTTGATATGTTTGATATGCAGTGTCGTCAGGGAATCCAAACATGCTGTGGTCTCCTTGGTTGCACTCGTATTCTTGTAGAGCTGCTCTGGCTAAACCAGCTTGATTAGTTAATAATCTAACTAAGTTAGGGTTTGCAACTAGCTGTGTAGCTGCTGCGGCAGATGCTCTGTATGTAATAAATCGTCTAAATACTATAGGTAGATCTTCAAAAAGATATAGCCTTACGACGTCAAGATCTATGTCACTTGTAAAGACATCTGTGTGATCTTGTTTGTCATACAAAAATCCATTGCGACGTACGAGGTTGTAAGTTCTACGTGCTTCGTTATCGTTAAGGTCCATAGATAATATATCATCACCTATAGCTATTTTACCATTAGCATCTGGTGAGAATTTTATATGCTTTTCTGTGTTAAAATGCCACCCCTCTGCCTGCGTGTCTACGTTGGCATCACGGAGTAGGTTGTATATAAATGAAACTTCGGGGTTGTCAAAGTTAAGAGTTGTTAAAGGTGATTGACCTATAGCCCCCAGTATATTGTTTACTGCGGATAGTTCGGTATCGAGGTCAATAGTTGTGGTTGCCATAAGAAAAAGGGGAGCCGAAGCCCCCGTATAAAAAATAAAATTAAGCGTTAGCTGGATATGTAGCACCAAATGCGGCGTTACCTGTAGAACCTACAGCAGCACCAGCAATTAATTCAACACAAGCAGCAGGGTTTAAGAAATCTGCTCCCATAGCTAAACGTCCAAGGATTACATCACCTTGGTATACAACTGAAACGTCTCCAGAAGTTACTTGAACCTGTGGTCCAATAGCTTCTACAACTCCAGCACCTTCCTTTTGGAAGATTAAGCCACAGCTGTTAGCAAAGTCAGATGTATTACCATAGTTATTGTTAATACCTGTTACAGAAGCTCTACCGTCTTCTGCTCCTTCACCTATAAATGAACCAACGTTTCCGGGGCTTGTTACACCGGGGTTAGTTGCAGATGCAGAACCATACTTAGTACCGTAGTTTCCGAAGAATGGAATGTTCATTGACTTGAAGATCTTGATGCCTGCAATTTCAATGATGCCGTTTCCAGACTGTAGTGTGTCACCTTGCTCGTCTCTGTTGATAAGACC